TTCAATTAATTAGTCATACCAGTAAATTGCGATATCAGAACCAATTCCATAGTTCACACCAGCACTGAATTCCATAATGAAACGAACATTTTTGCTACCATCAAGTTTCGCCATATCAAGAACCGACACTTCATTATCCACAGATAATAAAGAAGTTCCTAAAAACATATTTGATTTTTGTGCAATCCAGATTGCATCATTGTACATACCAGCGCATTCTACGATTTGAAGACCTTCAAACAACATTGGAACTTCACCAGCATAATATGTATCAAGATATCCTAATGACTGCATTTTGCGTAAATACAATCGTGCAGTTTTTGGTGATACATAAATCAATGGCTTTTCAGCACTTGAAAGAACTGCATCTGGTAATTGGTCAATTGTTAATTCAAGTTTTTCAACAATGTTTGAAGTTGTTAATGCAACTGGTGAAGAAACAAAATTCACATCATCTCTATCAACTGCAATTGCAAAGAATCCATCCATTGAACCACTTCCAGAAGTTCCTTTCCAGATTTTATTTTCAACTATTGCAGAAACTTCAGCAATCATATTTTGAATGATGTATTCAGTTAATGATGCTGGAATAGTTTCGTTCAATACAGAGAAACCCATATCGCGAGTTTCCCAAGTTGAAACGAAATTTGTTTTACAGAAAACTTCGTTTACTTTCAATTGCTTTACTGCAAGAACAACTTCACCAAGTGTTGCAGATGTATTTGGTGTAAAATCACAAGATACATCTTGTAATGCAACACCACCATTGAACAAGCGGATTACTTCTTGATAACGAATATTTGGTTTGATTGTTAAGTGTTGAACTGAATCAGCACTTTGAATTGCTGCACTGATGTATTGACCAGCAAATTCACCAGTGTAAGTATTGTTTTCTATTGTTGGATAAGTAGGCATTTTTTATTTATTTAGAATGTTAGAAACTCTTTCAGCATATGTCATTTTCTTGAATGATTTTGCTTGAACATTTTTGTTGTTGTTGTTTGTTTGTTTTGAATTTTTCACTGATTCAACCGCTGGTGCTTTGCTTAATTCAGCAACCTTTGTTTCATTCAATGTATTCTTTTTCTTTTCTTCAGAAAGTGCAACTTCAAGTTTTGCAACCAAGTTCATTAGTGCTTCAACTTGTGCGTTTGTGATTTTTGATTCAGTTGAATTTTCAACTTCTTCAACTTTCACTTCTTCTTGTTGTACTTCAACTGGTGTAATCATTTTCAAGATTCCACCTTCAACCATTAAGGTTGTTCCATCAGTTAATTTGTATTCACCATCTGGTAATGGTTGTTGATTTCCATCAGCATCCACGATGAATATATCAACACCTTCAGACCAAGCATCTGCGCTTGTTCCGATTTTTGTTCCATCATCAAGAATTCCTTCAGCCATCATTTTAACTTGCGCAACTTCTTTCGAAGGTTCTGCAACTTCCAGATTGACATTGAATTTCTTGAACAATGAATTGATTTTTTCAATTGTTGTCATTGTGTATAATTTGTTTACTCTTATAAATAGCAATAGAAGTACATTTGTAACAAATGATGTTTCATATGTGAAATTGATTTTTGATTTTGATTTTAAGGTTTGACAGAGAGCATCGCAAGATGCTCTTTGTTTTTATGAACCTTTCAAAATTCTTTCCAGTTCCTGAAGTAACAATGAACCTTCAACATCAGCATCAGAAAAAGATTGCTTTGCAATATCTTGGAACATTCCTTCAATGCTGAATCCTTTGATTTCACCATCTTTCACTGAAGACCATACTTCTTCATTGTCAACCTTCATTCCACCAAACCAAGTTCCTTCTGGAAGGTTGAATCCAAAGTTTTTTGATTTGTCATTTTCACCTTCAACAATCCACGATTCAACCAGCGTTAATCCAAGAACTGCAAATTCGTGTTGGTATGTTGCATTGTGATGAAGATTCTTTTTGTAGTAATCATATGCAACTTGTTTCACAACATCTTTTGAAAATCGAATGTAATATTCCTGATTGCTTTCATCAATGCGCAAGATTTCCATATCAGGAATCATAATTGCACCATACAACATTTTGCGTTCTGGTGATTCAATTGCACAATGTACTTTGCTTTCTTTCGAAAGAAAAATCCAGTTGCTTTCAATGGCTGGTTCTGTTACCATTGAAATAGCCATCACTCCAAGAAATCCATTTTCATCTATTCCGTAATCTAAAATTTTCTTTGTATTGTCCATATTATAATTTGCTTTGATTGTATATTAATTGTGATAATTCTTGATTGTCTGTAATAGTTCCAGAAACAACATATGTTTGAAATACTGGTTGGTCTTGTTGACCTTGCACATTCACACCATTCATTGATGGTTGTGGTGTTGATAATGAACTGAAACTTGGTGCTTGTGCAGTTGATGATGATGAAGAACCACCACCACTGAATTGTGTGTTTCTAATCTTTGCAACATTCAACAAACCAAGTGCAACCGCAGATGCAGTTGCAATAAATGGTGCAGCGGGAAAAGCCGTTGTTATTGGTGATTTAGAAACTGCATTGAACATATTAACTGCACTTTCAAATGTTGAAAGAAGTGCTTGTGCAATCTGAACTTGTTTTTGCTTTTCAAAATATTTCTTTCTGATTTTATCTTTTTGTTCTTCAGTTTGATGTTGTGCATCAGCAATTCTCAATTCATTTTGCAATCCAAGTTCTTGCATTCCTGAAATAATCGAAAGAGCATTACCAATTTGCTGAACAACAAAATCTCTGATTGCTTGTCTTTTTTCTGCGTTCTTCTGGTCTATCTCAATCAGTGCATCACTTTTTTCTTTTGCAGTTTTTATTTCTTCATCTGCATACTTCTTGTTGATTTCTGCAATCTTATTTTCTAATTCAAGTTTAATTGCAAGTTCTGTTTGTGCATCATTGTTTGCAGTTTCATATTGTTTTTCAGAATTCAATACTGCATCATTAATTTCTTTTTCTTTTGCAGTTGATGTAAGTTGTTGAAGTAACTGGAATTGTTCTTCAACTCTTGCAAGTTCCTTTTGTCGAATTGCTTCATTCTTCAAGTATTCTTCATCATCAAATTTCTTGTTGATGGTTGCTCTACTAATCAGGTAATTATTTTCAAGTTCTTCAAGTTCTTTCTTTGAAACTTTTGCTTGTTCCAGTGTTGCTTTTTGAACAAGATATTTTTCTTTCAATTGAAATAATTCAGCTTCACGCGGAGTCATATTTCTTCTTTGAAATTCTTCCATTTCTTTTTCAATCACAAGAACTTCTTCTGCAAGTTTCTTTCGTGCTTCTTCCAACTTCGCAAGTCTTTCTTCACGCTTTCTTTTTGCTTCAGCATCTCTTTCTTCTTTCTTTCTTTTGTCTTCTTCAATCTTTGCAAGTTCTTCTTCAGATTTTACTCCATCCATTTTTACTTGTGCAGAACTTTTCAATAAAGCATATTCACCTTTTCTTCCATTAATGATTTGTTTGATTTGTTCAACTTCAGCATTTGCAGAATTCATTCTATCACCAGCATTTTTTCTGATTATATTTTCAACTGATTCTCTTGCTTTGAATTCGTTCTTTATCCACCTTAATCCTTGGCTTTCATTTATTAATCCTAATCTTTGTGCTTCATTAATTTCATCAATTGTAAATGCTTGTTTAGAATAAAACACATTCATAAAACCAGCTAATGACGCTTTTTCTTTTGCTATTTCGATATCTTCTTTGTTCTTTGTTTTGATAGATTCAATCGCATCGAGTTCAGTTTTCGCGGCATCATTTTTCTTTGCTTGTAATCCATACGCTTCATCAGTTGTTCGTTTTGCTTCTTCAACACCAGCAATGATTTTTCCTTCCAGTTGTGCTTGAAGAACTTTCAAATCATATATACCTTGTTCTTTATTTTTTATTGCTTCAGTGACTGCATCTGTATCACCTTTCAGTCTTGCAAGTTTTTCTTCTTCAGTTGCTATCTGGATTTTCTTTCGAAGAATTGCTGATTCAGAAGTATATGATTTATCAATGGAAGTACCTTTCGCTTTTTCAACTGCGAGTTGTGATTCCATTGTTTTCAATTCACTTTCAAGAATCTTCTTTTGCTTTTCAAGTTTACCAGTTTCAGCCATATTAAAAAGACCATTCAGTTCTTTCCAATACACAATGATTCCAGTTATGATTCCAGCAAACATTAAAATTGGATTTGAAAGAATTGCTTTTGCTAAATTCCATAATCCAGCAACTGCATCTTCAAGACCTTTGCGCATTTCCTTAAATGTCAAACTCTTTGCATTTGCAGTTAATCCTTTCAATGATGATGATACACCTTCGAAATCCAGATTCATCAATCTATCTGATGTCAATGCAAGATTGTTGTTGAATCCTTCAAAAGAATTACCAGCATTTGCTCTTGTTTCTTCAGCCAAATCACTCATTTTATCTTTGAGTTCACCAGCGCGTTTCTGAAGTTTCAATAATTCATCACCACTGAATACACCAGATGCAATTGCATCTTGAATGCGTTTCAGTTCCAGTCTTGATTCTTTCAGACCATCGGCAAACTTTGTTATTTCTTCACCAGCGGAATCAATGAATTTTGTTACTCCAGAATCATCAACTACTATTTTGATTTTAGTTTCAGCCATTACACGAATATTTTATATGTTAAAAAACAAGCACTCAAAACAAGCAATCCAGCAATGATTCTGTTTGCTACCATATACAACTTCCAGTTCTTTTCTTTCAGTTGATTTTTACCACTTGCAATCAAGCACAATTCACTTTCATCTTTGATATTGTGTTTGATTAATTCAAGCACAAGCATCATATATTTTTCAGATATGTCTTCGTAATATTTCATCATATTAATCTAAATAGATTTTTACCATCACTTGTAAGAGTTGTTTTGTCATAAGTTGTTGGAAGAATAATAAATCCACTACCTTCAATTGTTCCAGTAGATGCACTAATCTTTACTGGATTTGTGCTGGTATTGATAATGGTAATTGATTTTCCAATCATCAAAGAAACATCAGGCATTAACAAATTAATTGTTCCAAGTGTTGTATCACACATAATCACAGATTCTTTTCCATCACATCTATAATCAGAATCAATTTGAGTTACATCAACTTGAATTGATTTTACAATCAAATTATCAAAAACATTTGTTGGTTTGTTGATTGCATTATTGCTGAAAACAAATTGCATTCTTGATGGTGATGAATTTTTACATCTTCCATCATACCAATAATATCCATATCTTTCACAACAGAATTCATTTCCAGTTAATCCAGTATTTCCTTCACCATCTGAAAAAAGTATTGTTCCATTTATTGTTGATGCATATGGTTTATATGTGCAATCCAAACCCAAATCAACAAGTCTTGCAAGTTTCACTTTGGTTGAATCACCAAGTGCAATTCCATAATCACTGATTTCTAAAATTCTCCACCAAGAATCTTTCACATAAATTCTATCATTCCATCCGAATGTTAAAATATCAGTTACATTCAAATCAAAATATCCTTCAAATATTCGTGCTTCAGCATCGTACAATTCACGCAAGTATTCGCGCCAAAATCGAACATATGAAGTATTATCTGGATAAGCAATTACTTGTTGTGCTGGTGTTTCTTTTCCAAAGTTCAAATCATTATCTTGTACATCTGGAAAGACTGAAGAATAATGATTCAACAATTTTATTTCTGCAAGAACTTTTGTATTTGTTACTTCATCATATACTGGAAGTTCAACGCGACCAGCATTGAAAAGTAATCTGCAATTAGGTAATATGAATTCACCTTTATCATTTATGAATTTTGGTGTAATAATATTTGTTCCATATAAATGACCACAAGGAGTTGCAGAAAAATCAACTGCAACTGAAAGTTCACCAGTTGCAAAATCATTCGTTTCTGTGAAATCATTTTCTTCAACTTTGTATTCACCATAGATTCTTTTTGCACTTTCAAAATATTTGTTCAACACATCTGTATCTGATTTGTATGTGAATGATAATTTCGAATACTGCATATCCGCAGTTGATGAAATCACAACATCTTTGCTTGTATCAAGTTTGTTTGTCCAGTCAAGAGTTGTTCCAGTTCCAAGATATTCAACCAGTGGAACAATTTCAAGATGTGAAGGAAATGTTCTTGATGGAATGATTGCAAGATTCAAAACTTTTGCAAGTGATTTGATATAGTCAATTTGTCGCATATCTGGTGCATTGTTCTTCATCTGAACAATTGTATCTGTTCCACTTAATTCAATAGATGTTCCTTCATATTGAAAATATGTTCCTTTGGAATAATCAACATAATCAATTCCAAATGGATTAAAATCAAGTATAATTTCATTTGCAATTCCATTTGTCCAACCTAATCCAATCATCACTGCAATTTTATCACCAGCATTCAAACTAAAAGTATGCGTCATTTCCATATGATAAATTGTATCTGAATCACCATCAACAATATTTGTCACATTACATAAACACTGATTTCCAAGTGCATCAAAATAATAAAATCCAGTAAATCCAACACCATCAGGATTCACAAAATATGCAGCAGTTGTGACCATTCCTTGATTTGTTATTGCATTATCATCTCTGATGAAATTAGCACTAAACTTGAATGTATAATTTGCAGTCAATGGTGCAACAAAAGTTCCATTGTTAATAATGTTTGAACCTTCATCAAGAAGAATATCATACGCATCAACAAGTAGTGGTGGATTTGAAATAATAGTTTGTGTTGGTTGACCTTGTGCAACACTTCCAAAAACATAATCACTTCGCCACATCAAAGTAAATTGATTATCATTCAATCCACCTGAACAAATCAATCCTTTATCTACAACAAATGGTGTATACATTTCTTCAGTGATTGAATCGAAGATTGCACCATCATATGTGAATCCAGCATCAAGCAAAATTTGTTCAACAAGATATCTGGTTTTGATTGCTGGTGTTAATTGACCAATATATAAATCATTGAAATCAGTTGTATTTTCAAAGTTGAATATTGACCAGTTGAACTTATCGCAAAGTGTTAGAATCGTATTATCATTTGGTTGTGGAACATTTGCGTGAATCAATGCATAATCCAAATCACCATTTGCAATTGATTGAATATCTTTCAATTTTTTTTCACCAACTGCTCTTGCAATGTTTGGTGTTTCACCAAAAAATACAATCTGGAATTCGTGCAGTCTTTCTTTTGATTCAAAGATTTGTTTTATTTGGATATGACCATTTGTAATTGGAATTGTATTCACAACAATTGATGCATCAACCTTCTTTCTAAAATCAAACCATCCATTGTAATTCACATTGAAGATTGCACCAAAAAAATCAATATTTGTTTTTGATGCTGGTATTCTGAATTCACGCGAATAGTTTCCGACATTGGTAAAATCAACTAAATCATTGAACTGAAACTGAAGATACATATTTTCATTCTCATACAAATCAATGATGGAAGCATTTCCATTTGAATCATAGCACCACAACTGAAGTTCTTGTTTCATTACACGAAGTATTCTTGTGAATATTTTAGATTGAATGTGATATTGTAAACACCAGAATCACGAGTTTTCTTAATTACATATGATGAATCTTCAACAAGCATTGGTGTGATTGAACCATCTTCATTGATGATGTTCACATCATTTGATGCAACCATATCTTTCAGTAAATAGAATTCACCTTCACTAATCCAATCACTTGTGATTACCAATGTTGTTTCTGCAATGATTTCTGATTCTTGATTTTGTCTATCATATGGAGAAAATCCAAATTCAGAACTACCATATGAACCAATTACTTTTCTTATTCTCTTTCTTTCTACATTCAAAGTTTCTTCATTCTTCTTTGTGAAGTTAAAGTAATCAACACCACCAATATTGTTTGACCATTGCATTCTGATTGTTTCGTATCTGCAATCATCTTCAACTTTGTAGTGAACATATTTTCTGGTAACACGATTCAATGTATCATCAACACCATATACTTCATATGAAAACCAAGAATTGATTAATTCAAAATCATAATTATCCAGAAGATTCTGTGGATACACTGGAACAAAAGCTATTTCATAATCCATCGTAAATCTTGGAAGTGTAAATGTGTATTGTAAATTTCCTTCAATATCAAAAATATCAAATACAAATTCAGCAACTTCATTTGTAATATGTGATGTATCTGCAATGTAATTCATCGCACCAAAATCTTTTATTCGTGTTGGTATGTATATTGATTCTGAATCATAATTTGTTGCACCAATCCACTGATGTGTTGATGGTCTTCTTGCACTTAACATATTTGATGTTGTTGAATCCATTGCATAATCTAAATCTGGATTCCTTCGATATCCATCTTTGATTTGATATGATGCTTGAAAGATTCCGATTGAATCAATATACACTGGTGCATTGTGTTCTGCAAATCCAGTTCCATCATTATATCCTTCACTGATTCTGCAATCAATTAAATACATTGCATTTGAATCGAAACCACCATCTGTATCCGAATGAATAGATGGTGAATGTTTTAACTTGTGTTTGAACAATGGTGCAAGGTCAAGCATTCCAACACCTTGTGGATTTGGTTGAACATATATTTTGTAATCATCAAAATTGAATACATATCTAAAATCAGGTTGTGATGTATTTGTTGATGAAACAATCACAATCAGTTTCTGATTTGCTGGTGTGATTTCATATGGTTGTTGTTCTAATGTAAGAGCCATTTTTTTATTTTGTTTTTGATTCCCATTCTCGCGCTAAATCAATCGAAAGATATTCAGCATATGCAGTTGTGAATTCATTTGATTTTTCATCCATCACATCATTAACTGCATCTCTGTAATAATGTATTCCAGCGAATCCATATTTTCCAATGTGCTTTGCAATTGCAATAGCCATTGCTTTTTTTTCGTCTTTGGTTTTTAGTTTCTGAAGGAATTTTCCAGTTCTATCTCTTGGTTGAATCTTCTTCTTTGCAACCCACTTCATAATGTCTTTGTATGGTGGTGGTTTTTTATTTTGTCCTCGACCTTCTTCAATCACACCATAATAATCTTTTGCTTTTCCTTTTGCACTGAACAACATTTCTACATACTGAAGTCTTGACATATCAAGTTTATATGTCAATGCTTTTTCTAATCTTCCAGAAGCAATCCTTTTCACCTTTCTTCTTTTCATTCCTTTCGATGTCATTTGTGTGACATATTGAGAGATGCGAAGATTCGATTGTGCGCGTTCAATTACCAGTTTCGCAAATTCACGAAACTTCA